GATGATGCCGAGGACGTAGTTGTTTCCATTAACGGGGAATCGCCACCCCAAGAGGAAGAGGTTCGCGCACCCGATTGGGTTCGTGAATTGCGTAAGTCGAACCGGGAAAAAGAGCGGAAGATTCGTGAACTCGAAGCCAAGCTGACTACCACAGCGACTGAGAACAAGCCGGTCGTGTTGGGTGCCAAGCCTTCGCTGGAAGAATGCGATTACGATTCTGATCTGTACGAAAGCAAACTATCCAACTGGTATGATCGCAAGCGCGAATCAGATCAGGCCGAGGCACAGGCCCGCCAATCACAGCAGGCCGAAGCTGATGCATGGAGCGAAAAGCTGGCGTCCTACAATAAGGCTAAGGCTTCGTTGAAGGTGCGCGACTATGAAGAGTCCGAGGCATTCGCTCAGGACAATCTGACGGTCACGCAGCAGGGCATCATCATTCAAGGCTCTGACAACCCGGCGCTGATTATCTACGCACTTGGCAAGAACACAAAGCGCGCCAAGGAACTCGCCTCAATCAATGACCCCGTGAAGTTCGCCTTTGCGGTTGCCAAACTGGAGACTCAGTTGAAAGTGACCACCCGCAAAGCATCGACCGCGCCAGAGCGCACAATCGCCAATGGTGGCGGGCGGCTCTCAGGTGCTATCGATTCCACACTAGACCGCTTGCGCGCGGAAGCCTTGCAGACCGGCGATTTGTCGAAGGTCATGGCTTACAAGCGCGGGAAAAAATCAACCTAACCTTTTGGAGTTAAGACAATGGCCAACGCATTTAGTAAGGAGGAAATCGTTGCTTTCGAGAACATTCTCGAAGGTTTCAACGACGCCCTGATTCTCTCGAAGAACATCAACATCTACAACACCAACGGTGTTACGATGGAACGCGCCCGTGACACCATGTGGCGTCCGCAGCCCTACATCGCACAGAGCTTCAATCGCATCGTTGGCAACACCATTGCCAGCGACATTCAGACGATGACGCAGCTTTCGGTGCCTTCGACGCTCGGCTTTGCCAAGTGCTCGGCTTGGCAGATGAACGCTCTTGAACTGCGCGATGCGTTGCAGGAAAATCGCCTTGGCGATGCTGCAAAGCAGAAGCTGGCTTCGGACATCAACCTGTCGGTTATGGACTTGGCTGCTGCTCAGGGTACGCTCGTTGTTCCGGTCTCGACCGCTGCTGGCGATTATGATGATATCGCACTTTGCGACAGCATCATGAACGAACAGGGCGTCATGGCCGGTGATCGCTACCTCGCACTGTCGAGCCGCGACTACAACGGCATGGCTGGCAATCTGGCGGTTGCTACTCGTTCGTTCACCGGCACCAAGTCATCGAACGCTTACGAGCGCTCCTTCGTCGGTGAGGTTGCATCGTTCCAGACCTATAAGCTGGACTATGCAAACCGTTGCGCTGACAATTCGGCAAGCCGCACCATTGCCACCAACGGCGCTCAGGTGCGTTATGTCCCGCAGGCAACGACCACCAGCACTGGCGGCATTCTCAACGTCGATAACCGCTATCAGACGGTCACCGTGTCCTCGTCGGTCGGCATCACTGCTGGCGATGCGTTCACGATCACCGGCATCGAAGCTGTGCATCACATCACCAAGCGCAGCACCGGCCAGTTGAAGACGTTCCGCGTTATCAGCGTTCCTGCTGGCGGCACCACGCTCGTCATCAGCCCGCCGATCATCGGTGCAAACTCGTCGCCAACCGATGCCGAGCAGCAGTATCAGAATGTTGAAGTGGTGTCGGTCTCCGCGACTGCCCCACTGAACTTCCTGAACATTGCAGCTTCGAACATCAACCCGTTCTGGCGCAAGGACTCCATCGAACTGCTTCCGGGCCGTTACGCTGTGCCGGATGGCGCAGGCGTTGACGTTCTCCGCGCTTCGACGGATCAGGGCATTGAACTGGTCATGACCAAGAAGTTCGACCCGCTGACGTTCCAGACCCTCTACACGCTGGACACGCTCTATGGTGTCGTGATGACCAACCCTGAAATGGCGGGTATCCTGCTTTTCAATCAGGTCTAAACTGAGCGGGGGAGGGCTTCGGCTCTCCCCCAATCACTTGAGGGAATGGGCATGAAGAAACCAACCAAAGCAGCAGCCAAGATCGCAAAGGTCATGGGCGAATACAAAGAGGGCAAACTTCACGCTGGCGTGAATCCCAAGGGGCCTAAGAAGGCACCGATGGCGAAAAGCCGCAAGCAGGCTATTGCTATCGCTCTGAGCGAAGCTGGCATGGCCAAGAAGGCTAAGAAGAAATGATGAAGCCGGGTCTCTATGCGAACATCAACGCTAAGCGTGAACGCATCAAAGCCCAAAAGGATGCGGGCGAAACGCCGGAACGCATGAAGAAACCGGGTAGCAAGGGTGCGCCGACCAAGGCCGCTTTCATTGCATCTGCCAAGACTGCCAAGCCAGCGAAAGCCAAGAAGAAATGACCGACTTTCCCACCATCATGTATCGGACGCCGGGGCCACACCCAAAGCCGCGCGGCGGCACTTACGCATACAAGGGCGCTGCCGATCAGGCGGAGTTTGATGCGCTGCTAGGCCGTGGCTGGTTCCCGTCTTACGAGGACGCGGTGGTGGGAAAGATCGTCGCTGCCGTTGAGGCGCTGGACGATGCGCTTGATGTGGCAACGCCTGCAACACGCGATGAACTGGAGGCCAAGGCCAAAGAACTTGGGGTCTCGTTTAATGCTCGCACTTCTGATAAGACGATTGCGGAGCGTATCGCGTCGGCTCTGGAGGTTTAAGTGGGTTACAGCAAGCGCCAGTTTATCGAAGCGGCCTTCGAGGAAATCGGGCTTGCGAACTATGTGTTCGATTTGCAGCCGGAGCAGTTGCAGAGCGCGCTTCGTCGCCTTGATGCAATGATGGCGGAATGGAACGCGAAGGGGCTGCGCCTTGGCTACTCCATGCCGAGCAGCCCACAGGACAGCGACCTAGACGATCCAACCAACGCGCCAGACAGCGCATGGGAAGCTGTCATCACGAATCTGGCTGTGCGTATCGCACCGGGCTACGGCAAGACCGTTTCGCCTGATACAAAGATGGTTGCCAAGAACGCTTACAACACCCTGTTGCAGCGCGCGACGTTCCCGCTAGAGCAGCAGTTGCCATCGACCATGCCGCTTGGTGCTGGCAACAAGCCTTGGCGCTGGGATACGCCGTTTATGCCGATTCCGGCTGATCCCGTAGACGCCGGGCCTGATGGCCCGATTGAATGGAGCTAACGTAATGCCGACAATCAACAATCTTTCTACTGTAACGCAGATCTCCGGCGGCGACCAGATTCCGCTATTCGTCACCAGTCAGGGCGATGCGCGGCGCTGCTCAATCACCACCATGATTGCTTACATGGAGGTGAATTTTGGTGCCGTTGTGGCGCAGACCGTCAATACCATTCCGGTAACATTTGTTCAGTTGCCGACTGCCGCCAATGCTGGTGCCGGGACGCGGGCATTCATTACTGACGGATCAACGGCCACCTTTGCCGCTACCGTTGCAGGTGGTGGCGCTAATAAGGTGCCGATCTACAGCGATGGCACCAACTGGAAGGTTGGCTAAACGTGGCAGACAGCCGCCTCGCTCGGGCTGGTGTCTCTGGCTACAACAAGCCAAAGGCAACGCCGAGCCATCCGAAAAAGTCGCACATCGTCGTTGCTAAGGTTGGCGATGAGATCAAGACGATTCGGTTTGGCGAGCAGGGCGCAAAGACTGCTGGCAAAGCAAGGGCTGGCGAAGGCGCGGCGATGAAAGCCAAGCGAGCCAGCTTCAAGGCCCGCCATGCTGCCAACATTGCCAAAGGAAAGATGAGCGCGGCATATTGGGCCGACAAAGTGAAGTGGTGACGCGCAGAATGGTTTCTGCTAAAGCGGAATAAAGGAGTCTCGAATGATTAGGTCTTTTTCCCCAGCAAGCGCAGGCACGGTAAACATTACCGTTTCTGGGTCATCCCAGCGTGTTCTTGTCGCCAAGCGAAACGCTCCCGTTACCGTTCGCATCGTGAACAACGGGACGGCGACCGTTTGGCTTAATGCTGGCGACATAACCGTCACCGCAAGCACAGCAACCAGCGCGCCAATCGGGCCGGGTGTTCATGAAGTTCTGACATTCTCTCCGGGTGCAAATGGTGATCTTTATATCGCTGCGATTGCAGCCGGTGCCACCGGGATAATTTACTTCACTCAGGGTGAGGGCGTCTAATGTCCGTGCATTGGGGTGGCCCCGGTGCTGGCCATGTCAGCCGTTGGAGCGTAGCCACTACTGGTGTACCAGTCCTGTCGCTAGACTTCCTGACCAGCAACACGCTGGACCCGCGCATCACGTTTACTCGATCCACCACGGCTACGTTTGTCGGCAGTAATGGCTTGATCCAGACGGCAGCAATCAATGCCCCGCGCTTCGACTACAACCCCGTCACGCTCGCGCCCAACGGCCTGCTGATCGAGGAGCAGAGAGCAAATCTGCTGACCTATAGCGACCAGTTCAATGATATATCATGGACAAAAGCGACCGCAGTTATAACCGCGAATAATCTTACATCGCCAGATGGAACGCAGAACGCCGACAGTTATATACAAACTATTGGCACGACCGGAGAAATTTTGCGTGCCGCAAACATTACTGTTACGGCAAACGCAGATTTTTCAATATCTGGATTTTTCAAAGCGGTTAGCACAACTCCCGCTGTTTCTCTTTATGCTACAGCAGGAGGTAATGGATTTCGAGTTGTAGCCAATTTGTCAACGGGTGCGGTTGTATCTTCTGGCGCGTTAGGAACGGGAACTTTTACCGCCGGGTCAGTTCGAGCATTTGGCAATGGTTGGTATCTGGTTTCTGCAACTGGCAAACTAGCAACTGGCGTTACGACAGGCCAGTGGCGCGCTGCGATGATTGATCTTGCTCTTAATCCTGTGGTCGGCAATGGGGCTAAAGGTTTGGGCCTATGGGGCGCGCAACTGGAGCAAGCATCTTTCTCTACCAGCTACATCCCCACCGTGGCCTCCACGGTCACCCGCGCGGCTGACATCGCGTCGATGACGGGTACGAACTTCTCAAGCTGGTACAACCAGAGCGAGGGGACGATTGTTGTGCAGGCAATTGCATACGGAAATAAAGCCTCGTCAACTCTAGCTAGGATACAAGACGCGGCTGCCACAACAAACTATATAACGGCAAGGCAAAGCGCAGGCGGTACACAAATTTTAGGCCAAACTTCATCTTCTGGGGGTCTGACAGCCGGACTTGCGGCAACCAATTTTACCCTTGGGGTGCCATTCAAGATAACTGTTGCTTGCGCGCCTAGCAACAGCGCCGTTTCGGTTAACGGCGGGTCTGTAGGCACCAGCGCCGCGATGACGACTATGCCTGTTGTCGATAGATTAAATATCAGCGAAGGCGGGCCTTTTTACATCCGCACCCTTACCTACTACCCCTCCCGCCTCTCCGACGCGCAGCTACAGGCATTGACCGCATGATCGACCTGTATCTCATGACCGCCACCGAAGCGGAGATGACTGCCGCGCTGCTGGCTGCGGGTGTCACCAACAACGAGGGCTTCCCGGTGTCTGGCGTGTCGCTCGATCACATCGGGCCATTCAGCCGCGTGACGGGCTACGACAAGGCCGACGAGCCTATCGTGGTGGACTACCCCGGCTGGCACACCAACCTGCGCGGTAACTTCACCGACGAGCAGCTTGCCGAGTTGACACCGTTGAGCGTCGAGCCAGCAGTTCCACATCGCGTGTGGGCGTAACACAGTGAAAATCCCGATCCTGACAGGCATTTACACGGATAACGGGCCGGATTTCCGCACGGCCTATCCGGTGAATCTTGTGCCGGTGCCATTGCCCAACGGGATTGACGATGGCTTTATGCGGCCTACTGATGGCATCATTGCGAACGGAACGGGGCCGGGCATTGATCGCGGAGGCATCAATTGGAACAGCATCTGCTACCGGGTGATGGGTTCAAAGCTAGTTATCGTCAGCAGCACCGGAGCGGTGACGATTCTCGGCGATGTCGGCGACGATGGCCGGGATGTGACGCTTGACTATAGCTTTGACCGGCTTGCCATCGCTTCAAATCTGAATCTCTTTTACTGGTCGCCGTCTCTTGGCCTCGTTCAAGTGACCGATCCCGATCTGGGCATCGTGCTAGATGTCGTTTGGGTTGACGGTTACTTCATGACCACCGATGGCGAGTTTCTGGTGGTCACTGATTTGAGTGATCCGTTCGCTGTCAATCCGCTGAAGTATGGCTCAGCGGAAGCGGATCCTGATCCGGTGGTCGCGCTGCTGAAGCTGCGCAACGAAGTTTATGCGCTCAACCGCCAGACAATCGAAGTGTTCGACAACGTGGGTGGTGATCTGTTCCCGTTCCAGCGTATTGATGGCGCACAAGTAGAAAAGGGAGTTGTCGGCACTCATGCTTGCTGCATCTTTTTAGAAACAGTGGCGTTTCTGGGCGGTGGCTTCAACGAAGCGCCGGGCGTCTATCTCGGCGCAAACGCAACGGCCAACAAGATCAGCACTCAAGAGATCGACACGATCTTGCTGGACTATACCGAAGAACAGCTTGCAGACGTCAAGTTGGAGGCCCGCAACGACCGGGCGCATCAGTACCTGTATATCCATCTGCCAGATCGGACACTGGTGTTTGATGGCGAGGCCACCAAGGCACTGAGCCAGCCGGTGTGGTTCATCCTGACAAGCAGCATCGTCGATTACAGCCAATATCGGGCGCAAAGTTTTGTGTGGTGCTATAACAAGTGGCTCGTTGGCGATCCAGAGTCGTCGGCAATCGGCTATTTTGACATCGATGTTTCAACGCACTGGGGCGCTAACGTGCGCTGGGAGTTTGGCACCACGATCATCTATAACGAAGGCCGTGGCGCAATCGTGCAGCAGCTTGAACTTGTCAGTCTGACAGGCTCGGTAGCATTCGGCACTAACCCGACGATCAGCACGTCTTACTCTACAGATGGCCAGACATGGAGCCAGCAGAAGCCCATCAACATCGGCACCACAGGAGACCGCGCAAAGCGCCTTGTGTGGTTCCAGCAGGGTTGGATGCGTAACTGGCGCATACAGCGGTTTCAAGGTACCTCACAGGCCCACATGTCGTTTGCTAGGCTAGAGGCGGCTATCGAGCCGCTGGCGTTCTAATGGCCGTTCAGCG